ATCTACAACACGGATGAACACATCAGCGTAACCGGCAGTGATAGCGCCAGACGGCAAATATTGAGCGTACTGAGGCTGGTACAGCGCGGGGGTGACATAACGAACGCCAACACATACACCAACGATACCAGCGGTAGTACCAGCAGTGGGAGTAGCGGACAAAGATTGAGGGTTGCCAGCCGAAGTCAGCTGGATAATATCGCCATTATAAATGGCAGCGGAGTTGTTGGTTGACAACTTGAACTCGCGGAACGAGCCCGCGAAGACTTGACCACCGATCAAATTGACCGGGCGCAAGCCGTAGGGAGAAGAAACAATAGCCATTTAAGACTCCTTAATTTGAAAATTACTTGCCAAAGCCACGTGTAACAGTCGATTTAGTGTCTGCAAAAAGTGGCATACGAGCATCGTTTTGACGCATGTAGTGGTTGTTTACTGACTCGGCCTGTGCAACAGCTTGATTGTTGTAGTACTCATTACGGGACTCAATAGCCTCGTCAGGAGCTTTACAGAGCATCAAACCGCCAATTTCAATGTTTCCGGACTTGTTGGTTGCGAAAGACATCTCAGGATGGTCCTCAGCACGTACTGGCTCCCAACCTTCGTGAAAGCGTTTGCTCACATTAGACGGCTCAGAATGTCCCAAAACGTGCGTCATAACCCACCGAAACCCATAACCCGGAATCGGGCGTGGATCTGGTAATGAGCTAGGAGGGGTGTATTTCCTCCGGGCTGGGGCAACACTACGGGTGGTTGATTCACGAGAAGCACGTTCAGTCATAATTAGCCTCCAAGGCGACCAGTTGTTTAGCATATTGCTCGGGTGTAACACCCAAACGTCGAGCCACACTGATCTGCGAGGTAGTCAGTTTCACTCGGCGCGGTGCGGTAGACCGCGTAGCTGGGGCAACCACGCTTTGTCCACGTGATTGTTTTCGGGGTTTCTCCAAACCAAAATAGTCTGGGAAAACATCCCTAACGCGAGAGTCAATTCTCTCGTAATAGGTCTCACTGCGGGGGTCAACCCCCGATTCGACTAGCTTCTTATGCACACCCAGCGCAAAGCTAGTCATTTCATCATCGCTACCAAACCATGCGTTACGGGCTTGCCACCGTGCCGCTTTTTCGTCTGGCTTTGATTGCTGAGGCGGTGATTGACTGTATACAGCATTATCGGAGTCTTGTAAAGCTGGTTCTTCCGGCATTGCCTTAACTTGCCTAAATTTAAACTGCGCATCGTTAAGAAGTTCTTGCGCAGTTACAAGGGCATCAGAATCACCAGCCTCGTAAGCCTCCTTATAGGCTTGTTTAGCTTTCTGCAGTTCGGTATCCGCGTTGGTTTTAGCCATGTCGACATACGTCTTGTGGCCTTGCGAGATAACTTGTTGCAGCCGTGCAGCATGAGCGATGGCTTCTTCCTTAGCGCGAATAGCCTCTTCTTTGGCTCGACGCTCATCGTGGTAGCCATGCCGTAGTTCTTTGATGCGTTTTTGAACTTTATCTCCATATTGAGATAGCTCATCATCAGGAACGTCGACATCTTTCTCAATTGGCTTACGATTGCGGTCTGGTTCAGGCGTATCGTCTACAATTTCGACCTGAATATTGGCCTCGTTATCAATTGGACTGGTGTCCAACTCGTCGGGGAACTTAAACTCTTCCATGGTTTTTTCCATATTAAACCCGCGAAATGCCGCGTGGATCGTCAACAACTGCCTCAACTTGATCGTCAGCGATCAAACGAAACTCTTTTCCGTAAATTTTTACCCTTGAACCAGCGTATGGGCGGGTAATTACGAAGTCTCCCTCCTTGCAGCGTGCCCCGCTCGGGAATTTATCTGCATCTTGGTACGCTTCTGGGCCCATTTTCAGGACAAAAAGCACCGGTGAGGAAATTTCTTCCATTCTTTTAGTGTCTGAGGACTTAATCAGACCAGAATCGAAGGTTTCGGAGGCGTCTACGAGCGCACAAAGCACAAAATACCCTTTTGGTTCGGGTAATTGCGTGGGTTTTTTAACTTCTTCAGTCATCAGAGTGTTCCATTTGGTCAGCAAGGTCTAAAAGCAAGCGCTCTGCGGTGGCTAGACCCCGAATTACCCCGCAAAGGTGTCGATACTCAGCAAAATCTGTACACATGCCCGTCGCAAGGTCGTCAGCGTAGTCATTTAACTGCTGTCGGATGCGATCCCTTAGCACATCTAGAACTGTTTTAGCCATTTACTGCCCCTGTGGTGGTTGCTGAGCTGGTTGAGCTGGTTGTATTGACTGGAGTTGTGCGGAGTAAGCCTCCATCTTGGCTCCGTGGAGCTGCTCCATAGCCTTAAGTTGAAGCTCGGCCTTCTTAACAGCGCTGTCCATCATGTCTTTTTGAGTCTTGCGGACAACTTCAGCCTGTTTAACCTTCAACTCCTGCTGCTGGAGCTGCAGTACTGGGTCTTGCGACGCCTGCTGGTTCTGCTCTTGCTGCGCATTAGCCGTGTTGACGTCCACAAGCTGTTTAGCAGCAATAGCCATAAGCCTAGACAACTCAACCTCAAGGTCTTCTGGCAGCGGCTGGTCAGGCGGTGGGAGTGGCACGCCAATCTGGTCCTCAATATCTTTGCGATATTTGAACGCGAGATGCTCATTTATGTGGGCCATAGCTGCCGCAAGAATTGCCGGAGCTTGCGGGTTCTGCCCGATCATTGCCTTAATAGCGGGGTCGTCCATCGACGACTTGTGGACTGCGATGTGCGCGTCGTGGTCTTGGTAGATGAACGCTTTAACCGGCTCGTTCTTAAGCAGCGACATATTTTCAGAGACCGGATCACGCGGCTTCATGTCCTCAGCCATCGGAACAACTTTCTCAGCGTTCTTAATACCCAGCACGTCGATCATCTGCCTAGCGAGGACCTTCAAGTCAAACACCTGTGGCATCTGACTAGCCAACTGCAGCGCAGCCTGATACTGGATGACGCGTTGACTCATTGTGGCTGCGTTAGGATCTGAGACCGGCACCACATCTACAGAGTCATAGTCCGACTGCTTAATAGCGCGGCCACCCTCCACGTCATAGTCGTAGTTTTTAGGGGCGGTGTCTCGCACCAGCCGCTTGATGATCTTTAGCTCTTGCGCGAACGAATAGTGCAGCCGCGCTTGGACAGCCGTCATAACCTTGAGCATGCGCTCGATAATAGCCAGCGTAGACCCCACCGGGGCGTTAGCACTCATGTCGCTGACCTTCAAGTCAGCCGTAGCAGCGAACCGCATGGCCTCATCAACTAGCGTGCCGCGTAGCGCCATAAGCACTTGGCTGGGCTCTTTATATGGCAGAGGCATGATGTTGTCTCGCAGCGTGCCAGACCCCACATCCACATCCCGCCACTCTCCCGGACTAATAGGAGTGTCGTCTCCCTTTATGCGAAGACCTCGCGTCTTCAGCCCTCCCGGAAGATTGACGAGAGTCCCAGCATCCACCAACTGACGAGTAACTGAAGTAACGGCAGTTGCATGACCACTAAGAAGATGAACATATCCCAACCCATAAGCACCCATCCCCGGAATAAATGTGTACTGGACAAAGTGATCGCGCTTGCGTTTTAGCACGTCACCATCTTCGTAGTTGCGGCGGATTGCTAGGACTGTGCCAGTCCCCTTCTCGATGGTAACAATATGAGGGATAGCTACATCGTCCTCTTCTTCATACCCCGGAAGATTTAGATCGACGTGGATTTCATAAATTACAAACCGGTCGTCGTACGTAGCATCAAAGCCAGTCTCGTCGTCCTTAGCCTGCTGAATCTCATCCATCGTACGGATGGGGTCGCCAAGATCAGCATCAATATAGAACCCAGCAGATTGCAGGATTCGTACTTCATTTTTGGTCTTGCGCATGATGTGAGTCACACGCGGGCAGGTGGTAAGTTCTGATGCGCCGTAAGGAATTAACACATCCTCAGCAGGAACAAACACGCTGGTCTGCCGCCCCAATGACGGATCGTAGTAAACTTTTTTGAAAGCTGACCCAACAAAAGGCAGTGCAAATAACATCCTTTCGTGTTCTGGGCGGAACTCAACCATGCGTTCCGTGAGCTGGTAATTCAGATCTTCAGTAACACGCTTGGCATGCTTTTCTTTCTCAGGCGTGGGTTCACCCAAGATTTTTGCTTTGACAGGCCCGCCAGACGGGAATGTCTCCATGATTGATTCAGACTGGAACCGAATCACCGCCTCGGTGATCATGGGGTGGACAACGCCACACGCACCTTCCCACGGCTCGGAGCGCTCTTCGTACTTCAGGCCCAGCAGTTTGAGCCCTTTGCGGTATGTCTCTTCCCACTCTTTGCGGGCGGACTTATCGCCTTCAATATCAGACAGCAAGTCTGCGGCGAGCATCTCTAACTCTGCCGCATCAACAAAGTCAACTAGGTTGTCATCGAACTCTGGACCGGAATCTTCTTCCTCGGCAAAAAGGTCTTCTGCCGTCAATGCGGGTGATTCTTCACCTTCATCAACCACGATATCAATAATAAGTTCTTCTTCGGGTAGAGCGGCAATGCCCATGTTGTCCATGTTCTCGATCATCTTTTGTCCTTTACGTTAGTAATACGCTGGCCGTCTACGGCGTGGGAGATCGTCATCTTCTTCATCTGTTGGCAGTGGGATCAACCCGCCCTGTCTAAAGCGCATAAGGGCCTGCGTTGCGGAGTCAACCAAGTCATCGTTCTCTCCTGCCGGAAAAGATGCAAACTCTTCAATCACGTCATCTGCCCATTTTGTTGGAGGGGCCCACACTATACCGCTTGCAAATATGTCTGCAACTGAATTAACGCGGGTTATCTTATCATTGCCTCTTGACGGAGTATAGTCGGAAATTAACACACCTGTCGCCCTTAACTCTTGAATGAGTGGGGTTCCTGTGGCTTTTGCCTCAATAATGCAGGTGTCGGGCTTGTAATCGTTGTACAACTCAAGCGCTTTTTTCTTCAGTTCTGGGAAATCCATACGCTCTTTAAAAGCGTCAAGTAGGATGAGATTAGGTCGTCTTTTACCGTCGTCGTCATCTTTATAGAACACACCCCACGTCGTACAGGCCGAGAAGTCAGCACGTTGCTTAGCGGAGTACGCACAGTCCCACGACTGGATGATGTAGTTAACTTCTGGTGGATCTTCGTGTTCCCACTCCCGCCACCACTCTTTCTTAATAATAGACCCGCCAGCGCCTGACGGCTCCTGCATGTACTGCGCGTCCCATTTGTGGGTTGGTAGTTCGTCTTTAATCGCTTGTAGCTCTTGCAGGGTCCAGAACTGAGGCCACAACGGTTTGCCCGACGGCATGATGGCAGGTAACTCAATAAGCTCCCACTCGTCACTACCACGGCTTAACGAACTCTTAAGAACCTGCGCCGTCAGATCGCGTTTAGACCAACGCGTCATCACTATAATAATAGCGCCACCCGGCTGCAGACGCTGACGAGGACCGGACGTATACCACTCATACACACGGTCGTACACTTCCTTATTTATCTCGCCTAGGGCTGCTTCTTGTTCAGAGTGTGGGTCGTCAATGATTAGCAGGTCAGCACCCTTACCGGTCACGGCACCCCCGACACCGATAGCGAAATATTCCCCAGACTTATTAGTACTCCACCGACCGGCAGCTTTTGAGTCGGCTTGTAGGGAAACTCCGGGGAAGATGTTCTTGTACGTCTCTGAGTCAACAAGGTTTCGCACCTTACGACCAAAGCCCGTGGCTAACTCAGATGTGTGCGAGGTTTGAATAATCTTCTTGTCTGGGAACTGCCCTAGGAACCACGCGGGTAGCAGGAATGATGCGAACTCACTCTTAGTGTGCCGTGGTGGCATGTTAATAATTACCCGCTTGATGTCCTTGTTAACCACCCGCTCAAAAGCGTTTGCCATGATGGCATGGTGCTTACCCATGATGAATCCGGGCCACATCTCTTGGACAAACTCAAGGAACTCTGCCTTGCACGCCTCACGCTTTTTTCTGACCTTAAGCTCGTTAAGTAATGCAGATGCCTTACTTCGGATCTCTGGGGGCATAGCCTGTAATGCTGCTTGAACTACAACGGGGTCATTCAACATCAATAACTTCCACCGGGGTTATGTCCTTAACATATTTAGCGAAGTACGCTTCTAGCTCTTTCTCTAAATCTTTTGTGGTCTTGTCTTTAATCGTGATTTCTGTGCGTTCTGCGAACAGACCAATGTCAGCAATCTTGCCTAGCAGCTCAATAGCCTTGAGTTGAATCCTTGCGTCGTCGTGGTCCGTCAGCTCTAGCAGTCTGTTAGTTGCGTAGGCACGCATCTGCGATGGGTCATCGAAGGCCCTCTTCTGATATGTACGTATCAACCCTGCCAGCGGGTTTGCCGGAGTTAGTGGCGCGTTGCGTGTTGGCAGTGTCTCTTCCCCAGCACTGAGCATGCGGTTAGCGTTTTCTAAAATTTCACTATAGGGGGTGGGCATATTTATTTAGAAAAGACAAGGGGGGCTTCCCTATATTAGAGGGGGGTGGGGGTATTGTAAAGCAGTGTCAAGAAAAATGTAATTTAATGTGCAAAACCTTGTAGTGT